GCTGGCACATCCAGCAAAGCGGCAATCTCGGACTTGGCCAACATGCTCAAGTCCTGCTCGGTGTAGCCCTGTGCGGTGAGGTTGGCCAGGTCGGTTTCGTTGATGTCGAGTGTCATGGTTTTTCTCTCTTTGGTTGGTGATTACATTGCCGGGCCGTTGTCGGTCGGTCGTGGGGTTTCAATGCCTGCTTGCATGCCTTCAAGGCCGGTGGCGCTGTCGGGCGGTGCTTGTTCCACCATGGCAGGGTCCATGCCCTGCTGCATCGGGTCTTGTGGTGGAACTAGTTCCACTGGCGGCGGTGCCATCGGTGCGGCTGGTTGCGGAATGTTGGGGTCTTGGCCAGCCTGGTCCTTGAAGCCTGCCCCCTGGGCGATGGTGTCGGCAATCGGCGCCACGGTCGGGTTCATGGCCACCACTTGCGCAGCCTGCAATGCGCTGAACATGGATTCCACCCGCTTGAGCATGCTTTCGGTGTCGAGCTTGGACACTTCGCCGCGCAGCTTGTCCAGACCGGCCTGCAGCGTTTCCAATTGAATCGCCTTGGCGCGCTCGTTGTCGGCGTTGTCCTTCTGCTGTTTGGCGGTTTCGTCGGGTGTTGGCGCCTTGGTCGGGTCGCGCTGGCCGTTGAGCTTGCGAATCCGGGCTACCCACTCGTCCTTGTTCTTGATTTCAGCCGAATCCACGACTAAATCCAGCACATTCATGATCACCTGGGGCGCATAGGTGGCGATCTTGCCCAAAAGCTCCATCATTTCTTCCATGGCGGCCTGGGCGTAGGTTTCGCGGTAGTCACGCTCGCCAATGATGTAGTCGGCCTCGCTGTTGGCGATGTCGTTCAGCACTGAGCCGTCTTCTTGCTGCTCGTTGACCGTCCCCCACTCAATCGGCTGGCCTTCGCCCACGATCCGAATCACCTGTTTCTCGGTCATGAACTGCTCGATGTGGCTCAAGCGCAGTCTGCCGGCGAGTTGTTTGGCCAGGCGCAGGTTATCGGGCAGTTCGCTGGTGGACAGCGAGCCCTGGTCCTGTTGCAAGCCAATGGCCTTGCCTGAAATTGCGTTGGAGTCGCGTCCCAAGTTGGCATCGGTCACGCCGCCCACGTTGCGCAGCATTTCTCGGTCGAAGGACAGCAGCTCGAAGTTCATGGCCATGTCGGCCTGGGGCTTCTCGAAGCGCACATTTTCCAGGTGATCCACTTCGAGCGCCATGTCGGGGCGCGCGGCCTCTTGGCGGGCAATCTCGATGTCTTTGAAGGCGCCTTTTTTGTAAATCATGCGGTTGCTCGAAGCCGCATAAATGGCCTTGGAAGCCCGCTTGTTGATGTCGTCGTTGATGTCGCGCATACCCCGCATGAGTCCGTAACACATGCCGTCACGGCCCCGGCGATAGCCCCAGATTGGCACCAGCAGGAAATTCTGATGGCGCAATGGGCTCTTGCCGTCCCACAAAGGCGCGGACTCGGTGGCAATCATCACGCGCATGCGCTGGGTCACAGCGGCATACATCTTCCAGCGGTCGGTTTCAAGCTGGGCATGGCCTGGGTTCTTCGGGTCGAATTCCTTGCCACGCTGGGGACCACTGGCGAACACCTTGATCGACTCGGGCACGCGATACCAGCACTCGATCAGGTTCACCGACAGGCGCCGGCCCGAGTCCTTGACCTCCGAGCCGCCAATGTAGGCCGAACGGTCGCGGAACTGGTGGCCCAAGCTGTTGTTGCCCACCATGTCGGTCGAGCCGGTCAGGCGCTCACCCAAGTACCAGACATCATCGCCATTGGCCGCGCCGTGCTCCACATCCGAGATACCCGCCTGTTGCACCAAGTGCTGTTTGGCATCGGGCAGCAGGGCAATCGCATAGTCCAGGTCGGTCTGCTTGCGCCGGAACATGTAGCGCGCGTCCTTGAGGTCGAATTGACGGCTGCGCGAGTCCCGGTACACGTTGCGCCAGTCCTCCGAGCCCGAATAGATCACCGTGGCGCCCGGGTCGGTGTTGATGCCTTCTTCCAGCCAGCCCAAGCCGCCGATCACCATCTGCTTGTACGACTTGGATTCGTGCCACTGCGCCAGGTTGGCATCGCTGACGTACTTGAACACCTTGCTCTTGATTTCGGCGCTGGTCTGGTCGGCCTGTTCCCGCGGCAGCACGGTTTCATCCATCCGCATGCGCTTTTGCATGCCCGATACCCAGTCAATGGTTTGGCGGGACTCGTTGAACACCAGTGGCGCCTGGCCACGGTCCATCAGCAGTTGCGCGTCTTCCTCGCGCCATTGCAAGTGGTCGTAGTAGTCGTGGTCGATGGCCATTTGCAAGCGTTCCTCGCCCTGCAGGTCACGTTCGTCGCGCAAGGTCGTCATCAGGGTGGCATGGCGCTTCTCGGTGGCCTCGTTGGCACGCGAAGGCGAGTCAGGATTGATTACCAGCTTGTCGGGCATGGCGCCGACATTGGCCGGCTCGTCGTTGGATGGTCCAAACATTAGAGTAGCTCCTCATACATGACCTGTCCATTGACCTTGGCCGTTGCTTCAATGCCAAGAGTGGCGCGTTTGATGTCCAGGTGGCCCGGCTGGTCGCTGGGCATGCGAATCAGGTCGGGCAGGCCATCAACGATGATGTCCACGATGCGGAACACCGTGGCCTGGTCTGGAAAGAAACCCATGCTGGTCGCTGCATTCATGGCGGCCGTCAACAGGTAGGGCGTTGGGCCACCGGTGGCGTCCGAATACTCGTAGGCGTTGTCCTGGGGGATGGCATAGGCGCCGCCATCGAGCTTGGGAACCACGGGAAACAGCACCATGCAAGCCTGGGGCTCCTTCTTGCCGGCGTGCAGCCATTGAAAGCTGATGCAGATGTCGCCCTTGACGCGCTGCTCCCATGTCCGGTCGCCGCCACATTCCACCCAGTTCTGGCCGGTGGCGCCAAGTATTGAGCTCATGCCTTGCCCCTTGAAGTGGCACGGTGACGTTTGACGTTGCGAGCCTTGCGTGCCAGGCGCTTGGCGTGGGCGTTGGTCCAGCCTGGGCCGGTTGCGCGACTGCTCCCGCGTGAACCGCTTGGGAAGCCTTCAAAGCCTCCGAAAGCGCTGAGTGATGCGGCCAATAGGGCTGCCAGTTGTGGTTTCATGAAACTCTCCAGTTGCGGGGTGTCTTGCTCTTGCCTTCAATCAATCGGGGGGCTTCATAGCCCTGGGCGAACTGCCTCAATGCGTCAGCGGCCTCACTGTGGCCATCAATCTTGGATGGCGTGTGAATCTTCCATGCGCTGCGCGTCTTGTCCCATGTCTTTTTGTAGTTGCCAAGGTGCGCCAGCCCGAGCGCGCACTTCTCGGCGTCGAAGAACATCGAGCCGAACTTGTCGCGGGTCTTCTGGATGCCCAAGATCACCTCGGGAACGGGTGGAACAATCGTGAAGTCGTTGCTGGGCATGAGCTCGCGCAACATGTCCTCGGGCGACTGGTTGTTGAACTTGCCCTGGCGCTTGTGCGCGGCATCGTGCGGCAGGTAGTGCGTGCCCCAGACATAGCCGGTGGCCTGCATGCGCTGAACGTAGTAGCTGTAGGACTCGCCCCAGCCCTCCATGAAGTTGATCCAGCGGTCCTCAAAGCCAATGCGCTGGTGAAACCAGATGGCCGTGCCGTCGCTGTTGCCAATGTCCCAAAAGGTGTTGACCGGGATGCCGACAACGTGCGGCACATGGCAGATCCGGCCTTCTTTGCGCACGGCGGCCAGTTGCACCGCGTAATAGGTTCCCTCGGTCGATACCTGAAACGGCTCCTTGATCGTGCTGGGGTACTCCTGCCACAACTTCTCGGGGTCGCCACCGAACTCGGCATCGCGGGTGGAAACGTACCAATTGCGCTGCTGGCGGGTCAGAATCGTGCCGGTTTCGCCTTCCACAATGCCGAAATACTCGCGGTCCTTGTCGGTCATCACCACATCGGCGTCGATCTGGTAGCCGGGCTCCTGCCACCAGGCATAGAAGTGCACCCGGAAGTCCTTTTGCGTGGCTGTGGTGCCTGCCTGGGCCTGGGCGATCGCACGCATGGACTTGTCGTAGAAGTCGCCTTCCTGGCCCTCGGCCGTGGACTCGATGATGCAAATGCCATCCAGCGGCACAGCAGGAAGGGAGCCGGTG